CCTATCCAAAAATCAAAGTGTATTGCTAACACCACACCCAAAAATATCATTGCAAAATGCAATGCAAAATAAATTGCTTTTAACATTTTATTTCATCCTTTCTTTTTAATTCTTTTTTAATTTCTTTAAGTAATTTTCTACCCTCTTTTGTTAAATTTGTATCAGTAAAAAATTCTTCTAGCATATAGTCGTCCATGTATTCGGAAAATATACATAATAAATTATTTGCTTTTTTCTCTATGTTCATTAATTTACTCCTTGTTTAATTGTTGATGAAGTGAACACCCAATCTCTAGTTGCATTACGATATCCCTCTCTTTCAACGTCGTAGTAAGTAAATATAGCTTGACCAGATTTATCAGTCCACATTCTGCATTCATCTGTCCAGATACCCTCTCTCCAGATAAATTCGTCATTATACTTTTTTGCTCTGTATCCAATTTTAAACTT